AATAATCTTTTAATAAGCCTATGTTTAAGGCTATGAACAGAGGTATCACCAAACCAAACCTTGCGATCTTTCTGCTTCGCAGATCGCCCTTTCGCTCTGAAAGCGAATTTGCGTTTAAGGGTATCACATCACTCCAAATCTGACGGCGTGTCAGCGTGTCTTTCATATTGACATCCATCCTATGTATTGTGCATCCGGATTATCTAAAAGCCATTGCTTACGCAATTCATTCTGATAAGCCCAATTGATTTGATGCGTCATTTCGTCATGATTAGCGCACATGTATGGCACTCCTTATCTGCAAACATCCAAGACCCACATTTAGTGCAGCGCATTACAGGCTCTTGAGTGTCAGTTGATTCTGCTAGATTCTTTGTTCCCACAGCACAACACTTCAGGCATTGATAAACTCTGAAGCCATCAGCTTCTGGGTATCCATCAAGCCATTCAAACTCAGTATTGGCTGAACAAAAGTTGCACCTAAAATTAACCATCTTTTCCAGCCCATCCAGTTCCCTTAAAGATCGTAGGCACAGCTGTAAAGACACGCCTTAAAGGTGCATTGCATACTTGACAATGAGGGATTTTATGATCCATTGGTAAATCCAATACAATCAGCAACCCCTCACCATCGCACATGTAATCGTAATTAGGCATGATAAGGAATTCGGTTTATTGCATGGCAGGAATAGCACCGAAGCAGATCGCCCTCATGAAGTAATCTGTCATCGTTGCATAAATCGCAAGTAACCATTGATGGCTCTACTTTTACTCCGTCATCTGTAAAGGTGGCAGTTAAGCCAGAGCCGTCAATTATTTGTAATTCACCCATTTATTCACCTCCTTCAAAATACCATTTTCCATTAGCTGTGAGTTTTGCCCACTTAGGTGGACATTCTTTTGCTTTGCATACATACCCACGATATGGCTTTCCGCCCTTACTGATACCATCTTTAAGAATATGACCATGCTGACATGCAGGTGGCTCATTAGGTATTGATGCACCAATTTCAGCAACAACATCACCAACAGACCAAGCAACCGGTTCAGGCTCTTTCTTATCAGCTGCAAAACTATCTCTCAAAATAGTTTCGATCTGTGCTGACTTGCTTCCGGGTTTGCCATACATATTTTGCCGGCTTTCTAGCTTATCCTTAAATGATTGATCTGCCTTAACAGTTTCCATGCTGTCTTTTGTAGCAGTCTTGTTTGACCCTTTTAGAATTATTATTGCCCTTCCCAAACTACTGCTGGCAGTATCCTCGACATACCATTTTTTCATATTAGCCATATAGGTTTCTCTAGATCCAAATGCAATGTTGCTAACTGCTGGTGCTGGATCTGCTGCATCTCGCCACAAGGTTGCTTGCACCAAGATATAACCCTTTTCAGGATCGTGACTAATAACTGATATGTCAGATCGACCCATTGGATAGTTGGCAATAAACCATTTGTTTAAAGTAGCCACATCCTCATAATCCTCAAGATTAAATGCCATTAGAGATCATCTCCTTTTTTGAAGTCGCTGTCGATTTCGGCATCATAAACTGTTTTGTAAATACCGATGTATGCTGCAATGTCCACAAGACTGTCGTGATGCCCTGGGCTTTCCTGCAAACGACTAATTTTTTGCAAGATGTTAAATATACAGATGTCATGAGGCATGACTGGGTATTCCAAATACGAACTGACCAGCTTTGAGATTCGCTCCATGTTGTAAAAAGGATGCCCATACACGACACCTCTTGACTGGATAGTTGTGATGGCTTCATCAAAGAGTTGCTCAGTTTTTGTCATAATCAAAAACTTCATCTGACTGCTGTTTAATGGTAATCATTCTGCGATGCATGTTCCAGCCATCCGCCCGACCTTTCCAGTAACCATTCTGAAATGCGGTATCTCTAATCTCTAAAACAAGCCACCAGACAATTGCAGCAGCTGTCATTCCTAATAGCCAGAGATAGCCAAAATCTCTCAGTTCCCCATATAGATCCATGTTGCTCCCTTACATATCCTCCACATATCTTGTGGGTGATGCATAAAGTATGACCTAGATCAAGGACGCTTGGTTATTTTCTTTCGGAGTGTTGTATAACGATTAGATAACGCTAATATCCTCAAAATCATCGATATGGTCATCAATCGTGCGTTCGTGATAATCGGTTTCAAGACCCATAAGACTTTCCAAGAGCTGTGAAACTGCCATCTTTGTTAATTGGGATCATTTGCACGCTCATATTCTTGCCGTCCCATTCCATCAAAACTATGCCCATTTGCCAGTTAGCAAGCCCTTTTGTGTAACTCGCTTTTGCTCGATTCATAAGGTTGCCGGTTTCTATGCCATAAAGGGGTCTGTAAGCCCCGTAAAGCCCCTCTGAGTAGGCTGACATACCTAGTCTATGGGTATGACCACAAACCACGCTCTTTCCTGCCTTCTTGGCAAGATTTAGGGCAGTCTGTCCAGCGTTGGGATTCATGTTACCTTCATCGCCATGAGCCAAGATCCAGCCCTTTTCAAATTCATAAAATTGTTTATGGAATGTTATGCCTAAAGAATCGAAATCCATGAACTTGGCATATTGCAATTCTGGAAGGCTAATGAGCCCCGGGACTTTTAATAAAGTGTTATATAAGCGATCAGTATGATTGCTCCGGATGATATGAGCTTCTCGGCTGTGCTCTGTGAGAGCCCAAAGGATTTCTTGAGTAGCTGAACGATCATCGTCCAAAGTCTGTTGATAAGCCAAAGGTGTTTTCTCAGCCCAACGGCTAATGGTTTGAAAGTCGATCTCATCGCCAACGCATAGAACGCTGTCAAATCTTTCACGCTTTGCCAACTTGATGACATTCTTGACAGCTGTTTCATGATGGTAGGGAATTTGCAAATCACTTATTACTAAGTATCGCTTAATCGTCATCCTCATCATCAGTTGGATCTATGGAAGGAATAATCCCTCCATCGCCTACGACCCAATCAGGAAAGGTTTTATGTTCAGTCATAAGCCAGAAAGCGTGTTCAGGCGTAAATCCTGCTTTTCTAGCTGCTTTGTAACATTCGTGCAAAGCCAAGTAATGCTGATCTATCTTGCTTAATGGCTCAGGAGTTTGGCGAACGACACGACGATTGATCTTTTTGCGTTTGATAGGTTTTCGAGTGTTCGCCATAATTAAAATTATCGCTTACTGATTAAGACAAACAGATCATCGACACGCTGTTCAAGTCTTGTAATTTGATCCTTAATCGAACTTCCAGAATTGGGTTTCAATTCTTGTAAGTAGGATTTAATAACCCAGCGCAGACCCAGTAATAAACTTGTTGATATGGCGCATACGCCAACGGCTATACCAACCCATTCGTTGGCTGTCATTTTGCATTAAGTCCATAATCAGCTTCTTTGCCAGACTTAGGGTCAAGTGCCTTAGCAATAGGTGCAACCAATGCTCCAGCAAGGATTGCAAACTCTGGTCGGATGTCAGCAACAATTGCCAACAGGACAGTAATACCGGAAGCAGCCACAGCTCTTAAATATGACTTAATTGCTGCCTTATGTTTGTTTGATAGTTTCATGCTTTGCCTCCTAGTAGTGGGATGTTAAAAAACTCTCCGGTTTGTTTTGGATGAAATGAAATATGAATATGCTTGGTGTGTGGATTAATGCCCTTGTATTTACGCCAACGCCAATTTAAGAGTTTGCTGGCAATATGATGATTATGTATTACATATTTGATTCGTTTATCTGTTTTGCCAGCAAGTCGAATTTGATCGGCAAGGTAAGCAGATATGCCCTCGGCTTGACCTAAATCAGCTGTAATGTCAATGGCACAAACCTCACCCGAAGGCAAGGCGTTGTGATCCGATTTTACTTTTTGATGCCTAGCGTCTGAAATCCAACCATCCGATTTCCTAGATCTATCGGCAAAACTGTCATCGATCTGCTCACGCAGTTGCACAGCTGCTTTAGATAGGTAGGGTTTCAATTTCAATCCAACTTAATGTGTTTTCATCCCAATAACACATAGAATCTGGCTTAGGCAACGGCGGTTGCCAATCAAAGTTTTGATCCAATGTCCAAGATGGATAAGGTTGAGGCGCAATAAATACATCAGCAACTGGATCATAAGTGAATCCACGACCTGCATATTGTTTGCGAATTTTGTTGTTGTAACTTGTTTTGATCCAAGTGCCACCTAAATTATCAAGTAGCCATTGATAACCTTCATCACCTGCTGGGTCATTGTTGTCGCCAACTAATACTCTAATAACTTTATTATCGTTATCTATTTCTGCCCAATGGCTCATAATGCCCACCTTACAATTACAATTCCAGATCCGCCTTGACCGCCATTACCACCAGTTACGCCGTGATTACCACCGCCACCGCCACCGCCTGAATATTGTGTGCCATTGCCACCATCTGTATTTGATGAACTTAATGCAGCACCATTTCCGCCACCGCCTAGCCCTCCAGTTCCCGTAGTTCCAGTCACTCCATAAATTGCACCTGCTCCGCCACCTGCATAATAAACTGTGCCAGAAACATTTTGTCCAGTTGATGTTGCCAAGCCCCATGAACTATAAGTTGAAACTCCAACTCCACCATCACCAGCCACAGAACCACCACTATTTGCTAAACCTGCCGCACCTTTTCCACCGCCACCTGCCGCAGAATATGGTGCACCTGAAGGTGCTGCTGTACCTCCTGCATTTCCTTGACCACTTGTCGGTGAACCACCTGTTTGGGTTGTGCTAGCCGAAGCACCACCACCGCCACCCGATCCACCATTTCCCGCATTTGTTGAATCTGAATCACCACCACGACCTCCGCCTTTAACTAAAGTTAATGATGCAAATTGTGAATCATTACCAACAGTTTGTGAAGCACCACCTGACCCACAAGTAACTGAATAATTAGCAGAAGTTAAAGTTTGTGAAGAAAAATCTAACAAACCACCAGCACCACCGCCGCCGCCACCGTTATAGCCGCCGCCACCGCCGCCTGCAATTACTAAAATGTCTGCTGTAAGTGTGCCACCTGTTACGCCTAAAGTTCCATTACCGGTGAATACTCTGTAATTAAATCCACCCGAAGTGTAAAGAGTTCCACCAGTCACCTCTACATTTTTTCTCGATGCAGCAATAACTCCCAGTTTAATCATTACGCAATATCTCCAACGCAAAGCCACTCATCGGTTGCAATTTTCACGCAAGTAATTGCTGAATACTGTGCTCGTGTTTTGGGTGTTGTAGCAGTTGCCCCAGTTGATCTGATTGTTACACCTGATGCTCCCGATACAGTAACTTGACCTGCACCAGTTTGAGCAATATTTATTGAAGTTCCGGTTGGAAATGCAACTGAACTGTTTAATGGAATAGTTACTGCAATCGCTCCTGCGTTTGAATAAGTAACTAATTTATTGCGCAAATCAGCCAATACAAAAGTATCTGATGTAGTAGTTACAGCCCTTAATGTTACTGATGCAAAACTGGCATCAACGGAATTACCAAGGGTTCTAATAGCTGATGCGCCATCTTTGACAAGATCTGTGTCGCTTGGAATTGTCCAAGCAAAGTTAGTACTGGTGGTAGGCATTTTTCTCCTTTAGGCGACTATGTTCGCATTATACCAGTCAAGGGTTGCTGAAACAGTATTCCACGCCTCACCAACAGGCACAGTATTCCACCTCATTGCTACTTGACTAAAATTGACTGGTGATAGATTTATAGTCAAAAACAATTCATTAAATCGCACGCTCCAACGCCATCCCTCAACATAACCTTCAAAGCTGCTGTTTTGAAATTGAGCCGGCAAATCAGTCACATGAATTGGCTGACCCATAAAGACACCAAGTAAAGCATCCCTGTCAGAATCATCAATTTGAGGGTTTGTAATTGGAAAAGTTATTGCATCAAATGTCGGGTAGGGTGCTGCTCTTAATGTTATGTAGCGATCAGCAACTTCTTGAGCATTATCACTATCATGAATTAATGAGTTTATCGTTTCTGCTTTGTAACCATAATTGGCAATTGAGGTCGGATCGGTTGCGGTAACCTGAGATCCAAAGTTATTGCCATAATTGAGGTAAATATCGTTACGAATATCGGATGCTTTAGTAGTAGTCCTCAATCCTGAACCCAAAGCTGTGTTAGCAGAGATTTCGGTATAGCCATTGGCAGTTAAATATGTTTGGCGATGGTCGGCATCGGCGTATCCAATGTTGCCTTGATTATCCTCATACAAATAACCTAAAGCACTATTGGCAATTGCTGATGCAATGTTATACACAGTATCTGGCTCTGCTGATCTGTTTTCCATTTCAAATAACCCTGGACGATCCACCTCACCAAGTCCAATGTTTTCGGCATTTGCCCAAGTGGTTGTAGCATCATAGCCAGCCCAATCCTCAGCTGCTGGAACTTCATTCCAAGTATTTGTTAATGAATAACTGAGTAAAACAAACATTTGATCGCCGTCAAAATCTTTGCTTAAAGTATCGTTGTAAATTTCTTTTGCTAGTTTAACCAATGATCCCATTGCCAAAAGAGTGTAAGAAATAACATTAAATAAATTTCCAGATTGTGCAACTTCAACAGTTATATCAGTTATATCCCCACCAAATAAATTTACATAAGTTCCTGAACTGTTTTTTACTTGCAGGGCTAAACTGTCATTAATGTCAAATGGCAAAGTTTGACCCGATAAAGCCACTAAGGTAATTTGCAAATATGATGGATTAGATTGAGTGTAAATATCTGTTCGCCCTGCTTGATGAGCAATATCGCTTATAGCAATATCGGTGTAATCAACACCAGCAACAGTCAGTTTCCAGTCAGGCGTCCAGACTGTCATTACTTGAACACAATCGATCCTGACCCACCAAATGTAGGCGTTGATCTTGAGGAACTATCGATAAGCACCTTTTGGACAGCTCTTGCAGCACCCTCTGGATCTATCGATTGAACTGAAATGTTATTTACAGTAGTAGTGCGATCCTCACGAGTATTGGCTGATGATGGCAAAGATGGTGCACCAAGAAAACCTAATTTGGAAGCATTTGGAGATACATTTGGAATATAACCAATGTCTTTTCCGGGGTTGATTATATTGATTAATCTAATGGCTGAATTTGCAAACTCAGTTAATAAACCTATTGCTTCTCGAACAAATCCAATAAATCCTGCAATAATTCCAGCAACACCATTAATTGCTTTACCAAATGTTTCAGCACCTTTTTGACTTTGTTGCAATGATTTACTCAAACCTTCATTGCCGGTCAATCCTGCAATGAATGCGTTAAGAGTTGGAATGCCTGTGTTATTTAAAAAACCAATAAATTGCTGAACTGCTGGGAGTAATGCAACGCCTAACGATTCCTTGGCTTCATCAAACCCAACTTTTAATCGATCGATCTTACCTTGGAATGTTTCAGCGTTTGCAGCTGCTGCGCCACCATAAAGATCCGACAATCTTTCCTGCACTTGAGTAAATGACAAAGTGGATAGTTCCGCCTTAGATAAACCAAGACCCAATCTGCCAAGAGCTGTGGTATTGCCATCCTGTGCTCGACCTAATGCGTTTGCAACAGTTTCTAATTCAATGCCACGACCTTTGGAGATGTCTAAAGCAAGGTTTAATAACTTTTGCGCTTCCTCAGTTGATTTTGTAGATACTGCCAACCTCTGCATCGCTGGACGAAGTTGGTCATCAGCCACCCCAGTCGCTAAAGATGTCTTGAGAATCATTGCCTCAGTTGCCGCTATTTGGGCATCAGTAGCCCCTGTGGCTTCTCTTAAAGCATTAGCCAACCTTAACTGTGCTTGCTCATCCTCTATTGCAGCTTTGACCCCATCAATGGCTAATTTAGTGCCATAGGCAACGGCAGCAGCAGCAGCAACTGCAAATGCAGCAGCAGCCTTTTTGCCAAATTCTGAAATTTTGCTTGAATTACTTTCGACCGCTTTGTCCGCTTCGCCTAGCTTCTTTTTTAAGTCATCAACATCGGCAAGGATTGATAACTTTAATGTGCGATTACCGGTTGCCATCAGACCCATTCCTTAATGATGCGATTAAAAGCCTGTTCCCATTTGTTAATCAATTCAGGCTGAATTCTGCGAAGGGTTGGATATATGAACCATCCTCGAGATCCACGACCTTGCCGTCCCGAATAACTAGGGAACTGTTTGAATTTATTTGAACCAAACTCAACGCCACCCCATAGTGTTTGCGTAGTAGCACCACCTGAAAACTTTTGTCTTGCGAAACCATACCGGAACTCACCGATTTTGCTCGACTTAGAGATGCTAACGCCATCTGCGACTCTTTGCGCAACTTCGCCAGCCTTTGTTCGAGTTCTAGCTGCCTGTTTAATTTCCTCTGACGCAAAATAAGCCAGAGCAGCAGATTGAGTTCTTGCTTCCTCTGTTGCTTGGTCATCCATAAGTTTAAAAGCCTTGTAAATATCACGCAGATCGTTTTTATTGTATGCAATGGTTTCTTTAGCCATTCCTTGCCTCCAATATCTCGATCGCTGTTAATATGTCATCCGCATCAACCCATTCACTCATTGGTATCTTTGTGGCAATTGCCAACTCAACCAATAATCTGTTTAGGCTTCCTGCTTTATGGCTTTTGGGTTTGCATCACCAACGATGACATCCGCTACTGTTTCCATCCAAATATCCATTGGTTTGATGGGCTTATCTCCTGCAAGTTCACGCTTATGTGCATGATAAGCAAGGAACATAAGATCCCAAATGCCCAACTTTTCGGATGCCTGACCAATAGTGTTTCCTGTCTGCTTTTCCCACTTCGCCCACTCAGGTGGTTGGGCAATGTAAGTTGCTTGCTCACCTGAGTTATATTCAATTGTAATTGGTAACTTCATTTGTTTGCTCCCGTTTTATTTTTTAACTAAAGGTTTCGGTTACTGCGCCCTTAGATACTGTGAATGTAAATGATACTGTCTGAGCATCAACACCTGAACCACCAGCGGTTGGAAACTCTGGCTTTACTGGAAACACAAATTGTGCTCCTGATGCAGCTGTAAGTGTCATGCTAATGTCTGTATCTGGTGCAGTTTCAGCAGCTGTCCATAGAGCCTCGCAAACTGAGTTTGCCTTGCCCCAGTCAGCCAACATATCCAACTGGAATGTTCCTGAAATGTTTGTGGTCTTGTAAGCCTCGCCTTCCATGGTCTGATAAACCTGACGCTCATTGACCTTGGTTAAAACTGCGTTTGTCGCTTGTGCTTGAATATCTGTTCCACCTGTGAAAGATAAACCAACATCACGACCGGTAATTACGACTGTTGCCATGATTTCTCCTTATATTGTTTGCGTGTAGTAGGTAGATACTCGAACATCTGCGATGAGCAGCGTTGATGCACCAACTTGAGTAACTGTCGGTCTTTCAACCGAGCTGACAATGTATCCAACCGGAATAACTGCCAGAACACTTATAATTAATTGCTCGATATTGTCGAGCGATGCCGGATTGCTGTTATAGGCAACGGCAACTGAAATAGTAAAATTGATCTTGGCTCTGATATTGCTTTTGCTTATTGTTTCGAATTCTAAGTATGGTGAATCAGGCACAACTACCACAGCTGGTGGAATTACTGTTTCAGGAACAAATGAATAAACATTTCCTGCGACAACTGATAAAGCGGTTGCTAAAGGTGTCCGGATCTGTTGAAGGATTGTTTCATTAGGCATTTAGAGAGCCATGCTTTCGGTGTCCATATATGAACCAAGCAAACCAACGCACTTATTGAAAAGTGATCGACCCATTCTAAATGGTGTTGGTGAGAAATCTACTCCTTCAATTTGTCCTCCGCCGGCAAGTCTTGCTTGGAAAACTTCGACTGAAACTGTATAGACGGCTGACTGAACAGCTGCGTTTCCAACATAAGTTGATGCGCCAGAAAGGGTAGCAACTCCGGATGGGATGACATTAGCCTCGAGTATATCGGCATTAGTGATCGATTGCGAAAAGGTATATTGTCCAAGATTGTCTGCCAGCACAACTCTTGTTCCGTTGTAAGGTGATCCGCATCCTGTGATGACAACTGATTGCCCTTCGGTAAATTCATGAATTCCTAGCGTGGTAAATGTAGCAA